TGAGCGTGGGCTTGCTCATTCATTGCCAGTTCTTGTCTGTGCGATTGAACCGATTGTTGCAATTCCAACTGGTGAGCTTGCGCTGCTTGCTGCATCTGCTGAGCTTTTGCCTGCGCTTCCATAACTGGATTCTTGCCCTGTGACTGCTGACTCTTCAGTTGCAACTCTGCCTGTCTGATTTGCAAATCGCCCTGCACTTTCATCTGTGCAATCTGATTCTTCTGCGCCTCAAGTTGCAGCTCTTGCTGCTGCATCTGAATGAGAGGATCTTGTGCTTGCTGCTGAGCCTGTTGTTGTGCTGCTTGTGACTTGCTTTGTTGCAGAACTTGCTGAGATGCCTGCGCCACAAGTCTAGACAATTGCAATTCCATCTCTGGCGGCATGTCCTGATCGGGAGCTGGCAACTGAGCACCGTACGCATCCTCGATTTTTTTCCTGTAAGCAAACGCCAAATGCTCTGCAATGTGGCTCTGAATAGCCGCTTGCATGGTCTGGGCCTGTGGATTTTGACCAATTTGTGCCGCCATTAAGGGGTCTTGCAACAATGCAGTATGCACCGCAATATGTGCATCATGGTCCTGATAAATGAACGCTTTTGTAGGTTTTCCGTTCAAAAACGCCATATTTTCGCTCACAGGATCCCTTGGATGCTGATCATCCTCGGTCGGAACCAGCTTATCTGCGTTCTTTATCCCCAAAACTTCGATCATTTGGCGGTGTAATTGGGGCAAATTGTAGATCTGAGGGGCCTGCTGAGACAGTTGAATCACCGCCTGATACTGCATAATCCTCTGTGCCATCGTAGAACTGTTAGGATCGCTAACAGGAATCACCTCTACAATGTCGTAATCCTCTTTTTTCGCCTTTCTCTCCCCGCCATCAGGTACATATTCGTACTCTTTGGGGCTGAAATCACGAATAATGTCCTTCAATAACTTGAATTCCTGCTTCATCGAGTAATGAACACGGGCTTGCACCGCACTCATCGTCTTCAACTGGCGCTCTAACAACGCTAAAGTTGTGCCAACAGGACTGTTTGCGCTCATATCAGACACGTTCATGTCCGCAATAGAGCCTAATCTTCTACCTTCTTCAGTAATCTTATCCAATAAACCAGATAATACTTGGCTCGGCTCCTTATAAGGAAGCGTCATAATATTATCTTTAATAGAGCCAGACGGAACATCTACGTCCCTGAACTCTCCCGGTGCAATAGGAGTATCGTCCCCTTTGACCCTCAACCCCCTAGACTTTAATCCACCAGGTAGATTACTTAAAGTACCAGCATCAATAAGCTGTCTAATGAGGGAAGTACCCGCACGAGCATACCCACCAATAAGATGTATGTACCCAAAACCGTAAGCACCAAAACCAGGTATGTAATCGTACTGAACAAAATGCTGCCTCTTTAAACGTTTCTTGTCTGTCTTCTTCCAATTCCTATAAATAGATAAAACCTTATTGGTCCCCCTGTCTATAGTAATAATATAAGGCAAAGCTATGCCATCCTCATCTTCAAATCCCGGCAAGTCATAGTCTACCTGAATTTCAAACATCTGATAACGGTCATCGTCCGTTACCGAATATCCCTGATCCTCGGCCTTCTTCTTCTCCACATCCGTATGGATCTGTACAGGCTCTCCCAAATCCACATCTACATAAAAGCCCGCAACCTGTAACTTCTTGATCTCGTTCTTTGTCTTCCTCATAATATGAGTGACACGCTCAGAAGTTCTAGCTCCACTCGACCCATAAGGAATGATCACATCCTCAGCAGGAACAAATATAGCCGTCTGTCTTCCTAAACTAGGATCGTAATAAACCTTCTTAAATGCAGAGCCAGCAAGACCTAAATTAAACAACATCCTCTCATGCTCTGGCCTGTACTCATGCATTACATCAGTCAACTGGTAATTCATGTCCTGCCTGACTCTCTCCGCCGCATCTTCCTTTAACTTATTAATAGCACCCATGATCTCAGTCTTCACAGGCCCAGCCGCAGGGAAAGTCTCTAATATCGTCTCACTCTGAAACCTCACCGCCGCTTCAGTCAATATTGTGCTAAATACACCACACGCACCATTCCACGGCTCAGTTCTTTCCTCATATTTCATGCCAAGAACCTCTAGTCCCCGCACAAACATCTCTACCCAATCTTTCCTAGAATTGATATCGCTCTCAACCTCACTCACCAAATCATAGCCAATACTGGCCAATGTGCCATCATCAATGTGCTCAGCTAAATTAGAGTCAAATTCATCATCCTTCTCCTCACTCTGCCTAGGGTCCAAATCAATCGTCACCCCATCGCTAGGATCTTCCTTCTCCTCCTCAATCTCAATCTCTACATTCTCATCAGGCAAGGAACCCAGTCCCTGTGGTGCTTGGTATAGTGCGCTATCAATCATTTAATCACCTTAATAGTAAACGTGCTTCTTACGGAAATACACCTCTTCATCCGCTTCATCAGATTCCAATCGTATAAATCCACCTTGCCTAAATCGAATAAGCGCCTGAACAGAACTGTCCACCAAGTCATCGTGGTCCCCATTCGGAAACGATGCCATCTCCTCAACCACTTCAGCCGCCCATCTCGTGTCTGGACACCATACTTTACCTGACTTGAACAAATCCGTCACGCTATTCAATCGAACAAATTTGTCATTACCCCGACTCGGAGTATATTCGCTCACCACAATCCCCATCTGTCTCAACTCATAAATCAACGGACTACCCGCCGCTTTCGCCTCAATCACAAACGCATCAGGACTCCATTCCTTATACATCTCAAATGCCATCTGCTTCAACTCTGGAAACTCCATCCTCTTCTTAAACGCATCCAACAAAACAATATTTACATTCTTCGGATCCTCGTTCAAATGAAACACCCCCCATGTCGTACACGCAGAATAGTCACTCCTCTCATTCTTCGTGAACGCAGTATCCCAACTCTGAATAATAAACTCACACGGAGGCGGCCTGTCATTCTCCCACACTTGCCACCACTCCCTCTTCACCAACGCACCCTCTTCCCCCGTAGGCGTCTGCTGATACTGAGCATTCCACTTCGCTGGCGGCAACTCCTCCCTCAACGCCTCCAACTCCTTCAAACTCCAAAACTCTGGCCACAACGGATTACCACTCGGCATGATCGCAGGCAACTCAATCACCTCCCACTCCTCCGTCTTATCCCTCTGCGCCGCATCCCGAATAATCCTACCCGTTAAATCCCTATCCCCCCACCTCGTCATCACAATCACAATACTTCCACCCGGCTGCAAACGCTGCCTAGGCCCAGACGTATACCACTCATACACCCTATCAAAAACACTCGGGTCCCCCAGTGCCGCCTCCTGCTCACTATGCGGATCATCAATAATCAATAAATCCGCACCCTTACCCGTTACCGTACCACCAACACCAATCGCAAAATATTCCCCATTCTTATTAGTAGACCAACGTCCCGCCGCCTTACTATCCTGCCTCAAGCTCACCTCTGGAAACACCGTCTTATAGTGCTCACTTCCCACTAAGTTCCTTACCTTCCTACCAAAACCCACCGCCAGCTCAGCAGTATTCGAACACTGAATCACCTTCTTATTCGGAAACTTACCCAAAAACCAACTCGGCAACAAGTAACTCGCAAACTCACTCTTCGTATGCCTAGGCGCCATATTGATAATCAACCTCTTACTCTCACCCCTAGCAATCGCCTCAAACTTCTTCGCCATCACACTATGATGCCTACCCGCCACAAACCCAGGCCACATCATCTTTACATAATCCATAAACCCCTCTTGCGCTTTCTCCCTCTCCACGCTCGCCCTCAACCCCACAACCTTCTCCATAAAGGCAGCATACTCACCCTCGTCTAAACTGCCCAACAGTTCCTCTAGCGTCATTTGTAATTCCTAAACTTAATATATACAGGCCGAACAGATCTCTTCCCATCTATCCTCTTCACAACCCCCAACTTCACCAACCTATCAACCATCTTCTTAACCCCCGCTAACCCACTCACACCCCTCATCTGTGCTATCTCCCGGTACGAAGGACTAAACCCAAACTTCCTCCAATACTCCTCAATAATCTCATAAACCTCACTCTGCTTCTCAGTCATTTCCCATCTCCATATATATATACCCCCTATGGGACCCAAACACTTTTATAAGGGGGGGCCTTCCGTAGGGTATTCTAGAACCGTTCTAGAATGCAAATTTTCTGGTGGTTGTTTGAGGGGAATACTATGCGGAAAATTTTGGGACTCCTGCTGCGCATCTTGGGGGGTGCCGCCCGGGTGGGGGTCGCCCGTGAGCTCGTCCAGCAGCGAACGCGCCTGCACATCAACGATATCCGAATCAACCTTCACACCCATCAACTTGCGTATTTCATCCAATATCTGATCGCGCGCGACCTTAGAACTAACCGGCTTACTCGATTCCGTTATCGGTTTAAATAAATCTACGCCAGCAATCTCGCCGATTACTTTTGACGCCTGGATCCGGTCGCTGTGGCGCGCATCGTCATCGAGTAATACGCGGGTTAACGAATCCACCACTAAGGCCCTTAAGTGTCCAGCGGAACGATATTCCGCAGCTTCCATAGCCGCCTTTACTCTTTCTATTTCAAGGGCAACCACAGGCTTAGCCGCAAGCCTGGCAGCATCAGCACCCACAGCACGCGGGTTAGCCTTTGTGTTATACGCTTTCCGGTATGCATTAGACTTAGTTTCCCCCTTGATTACATGCTCAGTGACGAAACGCTTTTGCTTAGGTGTTAGCTCTTTAGCTCTTCCCTTATTCAGTACTGCTTTAATTGGCAGCTGGTCCAGGCCTTCTTTTATCTGTTCCCGGGTTAACTTCATTTTGACTGCTCCGCTTCGCTGTTATCCTGGGCCCGATTATAGGTGAACAAACAGTAAAACTTCAACAATCGCGCAATCACCCACGCAATAAACCAAACCAGCTTTACAAAATATTTACACAAACTAAGGGTTTTCCCTAGCTTGACAGTTGTAAATGATTGCACTATCTTACAGCTTTCCGCAATTATCTACAACGCACTACACGAAAGGTCACCACATGAAAAAACTTTTCTTTAACACCGGCCGCACATACAGCGACAAAGGCCAACGCATTGGCGCTGCTCTATTAGATGATGGTCGCATTGTGATGGTCGATATCGATCGCTACATTGACGCCACGCTGCCAGCAACCGTTAACTTCACGCCTAAAACAATTTTAAAAGCCTATGACTTGGGAGAGATGGATTACCGCGTTGAAGATTACGACCTCAAAACCGAATTACAAGCAGCTGCTGAAAATACACCCCTTCCCGCTTTCCCCATCATTTACTAAAAGGACCTAACCATGAATCAATCACAAAAAAGAGAAATTATCAAACTTCACGCCATGCACACACTTGGAATGAATGACACCATTGCGCGCAGCTTATCCGCTTTAATCCGCTCCGCCATGACAAAAAAGCAAATAACAGAATTGATGCAATACGCCGCCGCCTTTAACGTAACCACTCACCCCGACTTCATTATCTAAGGAC